CAATGATAAATTTGAAAAATTAAAAAATAAAAAGAAATAATGCCTTTTCAGTCAGAAAAACAAAGACGCTATATGCATGCGAATCATCCAACTATTGCAAAGCGATGGGAAAAGAAATATAGCCTAGGTGGAAGCGTTTATATTGGAAGTGCTATTAAGACTGAGTATGGTGGAAAGAAATTATCAAATAAGAGTTATGAGAAATATTATAAAGGCATGATTTAGTGGATCCACTTGTTATCGTAGCAAAATTACAAAAACTAATAAGAGAAAATATTCAACGTCTTGGAGACAACATGATTAGTGGTGGTGTTGACAATATGGAGAAATATCAGTATATGTTAGGACAAGCACGTGCATATCAGTACTTGCTTCAGGAAATCTCTAACCTGCTAAAAGCAAAGGAGCAAAAAGATGAGCAAGGAAACATTATCGACATCGGACAAGGAAGTTCCAAAACAACGAAACGCCCTTGAAGAAAAATACAAAGAACCTTTAAATCCAGAGAACATTCAAAAATCTCAGCTTCCCGTTCCTAGCGGCTGGCGACTACTCGTCTTGCCCTTTTCTCCACGAGAAAAGACTAAAGGCGGAATTCTAATCGCACAGGAATCGTTAGACAAGTTACGAATCGCAACGAATTGCGGTTATGTATTAGAGATGGGTCCGTTGGCCTATCACGATAAAGAAAAATTTCCAACGGGACCGTGGTGCAAAAAAGGTGATTGGGTTGTTTTTGCACGTTACGCAGGATCAAGATTACCCATTGAAGGAGGCGAAGTACGCATCTTGAATGATGACGAAGTTTTAGGAACCATTAAGGATCCAGAAGCCGTACTTCATCATAACTAATCATAGGAGGAACTATGCCAAAAGAAGAAAAAACAGTAGATATTGATACAACCGGCCCAGGCGCGGAAGTCAATATTGAAGAAAAAAAAGAAGTAGAAGTAGTTGAACCGGTAAAAGAAGAAGTTAAAGAAGAGCCGGTTAAGGAAGAAGTTAAAGAAGAGAAACAAGAAGCGAGTGACGAGAAACCCGTAGAAGAAAAGAAAGAATTAGAACAATACAGTGAAGGCGTTCAAAAAAGAATTTCGAAACTAACGAAAAAATGGCGTGAAGCAGAACGGCAAAAAGAAGCTGCTTTGGATTATGCCAAAGGCGTTCAGTACGAGCACTCTCAATTAAAGACCAAGTTTTCAAAACTAGAGCCTAATTATGTGAAAGCTCTTGAAAACAGGGTAACCGCTGGAATGGACGCGGCTAAAGCTAAACTTACTACGGCAAGGGAAGCTGGCGATATTAATGCTGAAGTTGATGCGCAAAAATCAATTGCACAACTCGGTATTGAAGAAGTCCGGTTAAATGCTTTAAAGGACAGACAGTCTCAGGATAAAGAACAGGCAGTAAAAACGCCTTCTTTGACGGATGCTGTCGGAAAAACGCCGCCACCAGATCCAAAAGCTGAAGCATGGGCTGAAAAGAATGCATGGTTTGGAAAAGACAATGCGATGACCTATACGGCTTTTGACTATCATAAAAAACTAACAGAGAACGAAGGCTTCGATCCTAATTCAGAGGAGTACTATGCTGAAATAGATAAACGAATGAAGCTTGACTTCCCGCATAAATTTGGTAAGACTGATTCACAGGAATCGACTAAACTAACACAAACAGTAGCTTCGGCGAAGCGAAGTGTAAATCCTAGTCGCAAAACTATCAGGCTCACATCATCTGAAGTTGCAATCGCCAAAAAATTAGGTGTGCCACTAGAAGAATATGCGAAACAATTAAAAATCATGAAGGAGGTATAAGCATATGGTTAACGAACAAATTAAAACTTCCCGTGCGAGTCAAACTAGAGAAAAAACTATTAAAAAAGCAGTTTGGACTCCCCCATCATCTTTAGATGCACCCCCTGCGCCTGCAGGATTTCATCACAGGTGGATAAGAGCTGAAACTATGGGCTTTACAGATACAAAGAACATAGCCGGCCGATTAAGATCAGGATACGAGCTTGTAAGAGCTGATGAATATCAAGGATCTGAATATCCAGTGGTGACGGAAGGCAAATACAAAGGGGTAATCGGAGTTGGTGGCCTATTGCTGGCAAGGATACCAGAAGAGATTGTCAAAGCGCGCGATGAGTATTTTAGAAAAATTACTCAAGACAAAGACGACGCGATTGAAAGCGATCTTATGAAGGAACAGCACCCAGGAATGCCGATCAATGCTGAGAGGCAGTCCCGTGTAACCTTCGGTGGTACTAAGAAAGACTAATTTATTAGCGATTCTTACCCAACGAAATTTTATTAACTAAGGAGATAAACATGGCAAATCAAGACGCTGCCTTCGGCTTTAGAGCTGTAAGGCATTTATCAGGCGGAACACCTAGAACAGAAGAATATTTAATTGCTTCTGGTCTTACAAAGGTAATTTATACCGGTTCCCCTGTCATGGCGGTTGCTGGTGGTCAGATCACTTTAGGAACTGTTAGTGCAGTCCAACACCTTGGAGTGTTTAACGGTTGTTTCTATACAGATCCAACTACAAGTAAACCAACGTGGAAAGCATACTATCCAGGAAGCATTACAGCTTCTGACATAGTTGCTAATGTTTATGCAGATCCTCAAATTATCTTTGAAGGCCAACATGATGACACGGCTACTGTTGCGAATAACAACAATGCAAACCATGATCACGTAGGTACAGGCGGAAGTACAATTAATGGACAATCAAGTGCAGAGATTGATACCTCTACTTATACAACTACTGCTACTGGTACGTGGACTCAAATTGGAGTTTCTAAAGATCCAGATAATCAAGACTTAACAGCGGCAAATTCAAATGCTTATGTAGTTGCGAATACTGGGGAGCATGCATACAAACTAATAACAGGACTATAGGAGTATAAATTATGGCTATATCAAGAGCACAACTAGTTAAAGAACTAGAGCCAGGTTTAAATGCACTATTTGGCCTGGAGTACAAAAACTACGCTAACGAACACGCAGAAATTTTCAATTCAGAAAATTCAGACAGAGCTTTTGAAGAAGAAGTTATGTTATCTGGATTTGGAAATGCTACGTTAAAACCTGAAGGTGGAAGTGTCAACTACGATGCGGCACAAGAAACTTTCACGGCTCGTTATACGCATGAAACGCTTGCTTTAGCGTTTTCAATCACTGAAGAAGCGATTGAAGATAACTTGTATGATAGACTCGCGTCTAGATATACAAAAGCATTAGCTAGATCTATGGCTAATTCTAAACAAGTTAAAGCAGCAAATGTTCTTAACAGAGCGTTTAACAGTTCATACACTGGCGGAGATGGTTTAGAACTTTGTTCAACAGCACACGTAATTGTTGCTGGTACTGAGCAAAATGAACTATCAACTGCTGCAGACCTTAACGAAACATCTTTAGAGCAAGCAATGATTGACATTGCAGCACTAACTGATGAACGTGGTCTGAAAATTGCGGCTAAAGGAATGAAAATGGTTGTTCCTTCTGCTTTGCAATTTACTGCTGAAAGATTGATGAAATCTGTAGGTAGAGTGGGAACAGCTGATAATGATATCAATGCAATCAAAAACATGGGGATGATTCCTCAAGGTTATGTGGTTAATCACTACTTAACTGACACTGATGCATTCTTTATCAAAACAGATGTACCTAATGGACTTAAACACTTCACAAGAGCACCAATCAAAACCGCTATGGAAGGCGATTTTGAAACTGGTAACGTTAGATACAAAGCTAGAGAAAGATACAGCTTCGGCTGGTCTGACTGGCGTGGTGTCTTCGGATCACCAGGTGCGTAATAGCAACTAAAACAAATTAATGAGGCGGCCTCAAAACCGCCTCATTTCGACTATAAAGTAAGAAATTACCCATGAAAAACTTCAGAATTCAAATCCGATATTGTGGCTATAGCGCTGACTTTAAAGTCATGTGTAAGGACACCCCTCAAGATATCGAGAATTCTATCCTTGACAAGCTGGGAAAAAATGAGGTAAAGTTCGAAAAAAATGGATTTACCAGTAAAACTGGTAAATGGATAACCTATGAGGAGGTTACAGATGACCGAAGACCTATACACTACGAAACGGTCCTTGGAACTAGAGTGGCAACAGGAACACCTGAAGGAGGGCAAGTATAATATTAACATGTCCTATATTGATAAAAAAATTCAGGAAATTGTTAAAGAGATCATTGCCAAAGAGTTTGAAGAACAAACACTTCAAACCAAAATAGACGCCGCCAAGGCCGAAGTTTCGATAGCCACTTAAGCGCTATCAAAAATCAATTTTTTTCCTAGGGATTCCTTGCACTCAATCAAAAAATAACATATAAATTTGCCACTATACAAATTTTAAAAAAACTTAAATGTAGACGCGTATAGTCGACATCCCCTAGGGACTACATTTATATATTCTAGGAGGAATATTATGGCAAATAGTACATTTAACGGTCCCGTACGATCCGAGAACAACTTTAAGGTGATTAGCAAAGCTACATCTACAGGTCTTGTTTCTGATCGAACGGTCCAAAGCGGGTTGAAAGACTCTCGAAGATATTATCTTGATGAGTATTTTAATCAACTTCCTGCTATTAACGCTTACCTACAAGGCTCAGAAACAAAAGACTGGGGTAGCATAGCGGACGGCAATGAAGCAACAG